GGATACAGCAATGACTTATACAGCCTTTGATCTTCATAAAAAATTAACTGAACAAGAAGGTTTTGACCCATCAAGTGACGAATATTATTCGGAAATAGATAAGAGAATAAGACTTGAATTTCCGCATAAGTTTGCTAATAATAGTGATTCAGGAGAAAATACACGACCTGCTCCGGTACAAACAGTAGCTTCAGCGAAGCGAAGTACCAAATCTGGTCGCAAAACTGTGAGGCTCACACCATCACAGGTAGCAATCGCTAAAAAATTAGGTGTGCCACTTGAAGAATATGCGAAACAATTAAACATCACGAAGGAGGCTTAAGCATATGGAAAATAATAATGAAAAGAAAACCTCTCGTGCGAGTCAGACTAGAGAAAAAGAATCTCATAAAAAAGTTTGGACTCCACCATCAGCATTAGATGCGCCCCCTGCGCCTACAGGTTTTAGGCACAGATGGATAAGAGTTGAATCTTTAGGATTCCAAGACACTAAAAACGTCGCTGGAAGAATAAGATCAGGATACGAATTAGTGAGAGCTGACGAATATCCAGATTCAGACTTTCCCATTGTAGAGGACGGAAAATATAAGGGGACAATCGGTGTTGGCGGCCTAGTGCTCGCTAGGGTACCAGAAGAGATCGCGCAACAAAGACAAGAGTACTATGCTAAACAGCATGCGGAAAAAGTCGAAGCAGCAGATAACGATCTTATGAAGGAAGAGCACCCAAGCATGCCTATCAATATTGATAGACAATCGCGTGTTACTTTTGGTGGCTCAAAGAAATCCTAATTAGGAATTCACAAACCATCGAGATAACATAAACCCGTACTGGAGGCCCGCAAGGGCAGGTACAACTATAAGGAGGCCTCTATGGCAAAAACTAACAAAGACGCAGCCTTTGGCTTAAGAGCTATTGGCAAAGTTGGTCAGAATAGAGACAACCAGGGTTTAGGGGAGTATAGTATATCATCTGGTGATACTACTAAAATCTTCTTCCAAGATGCGGTTTCAGCAACAGCAGCAGGTACAATTCACCAAGCTGCAGCTTCTGAAGCGTTTCTTCTTGGATCACTCAACGGGGTTTTTTACACTGATCCAACAACAAGCAAGCCTACGTTTGCTAATCATTATCCGGGAACAATCGCGGCTAGTGATATTAAAGCTTTCGTAGCTGACGATCCGTACGAAAGATTTGAGATTCAATCGAACAAAGCTACTGCGCACGCGCAGACAGATGTGTTCAAGAATTTCAACATCGAAGTAACAGCTGGAAATTCTGCGAATAATGTTTCTAAGTCGGAACTAAATCACAGTACATCTACAACTGGTACGGCTCAAATAAAAGTAACAGGTATCTCAAATGAAGTAGAGAACAGTACAATTGGCGCTGCCAACTTGAACTTTGTTGTCATGATCAATGAGCACCTGTATAACGCTAAAAATAACGGTATATAATAGTTAGAATAGGAGAAAAAACATGGCTATATCACGAGGACAACTAGTTAAGGAACTAGAACCAGGCCTGAATGCACTATTCGGACTGGAATACAAACGTTATGAGAATCAGCATGCAGAGATATACGTAACAGAAACTTCAGACAGAGCGTTTGAAGAAGAAGTTATGTTATCTGGTTTTGCAAATGCTGCAGTTAAACCGGAAGGTTCTGGCGTAGTTTTTGACAATGCTCAAGAAACTTACACAGCTAGATACACTATGGAAACTGTTGCACTAGCGTTCGCGATCACTGAAGAAGCGATCGAGGACAACTTGTATGATAGACTTGCGTCTAGATATACAAAAGCATTAGCTAGATCCATGGCGAATACTAAACAAATCAAATCAGTGGATCCGCTTATTCAAGGTTTACCAACTACGAATAATTTTGATTCAGGTGATGGTGTTTCTTTATTTAACACTGCTCACCCAACAATCGCGGGCACTGTATCAAACACGTTAGCGGTACAAGCTGACTTGAATGAAACTTCATTAGAGCAATCATTAATTGACATTGCGCAACTGACAGACGAAAGAGGTCTAAAAATTGCTGCAAGAGGTGTTAAAATGATCGTTCCAAGTGAGCTTCAATTCACTGCTGAAAGACTGATGAAGTCTCAAGGTAGAACGTCAACTGCTGATAATGACATTAACGCAATCGCGTCAATGGGAATGATTCCACAAGGTTACAGAGTTAATAACTTTTTAACTGACACGGATGCGTTCTACATTATCACTGATGTACCTAACGGTATGAAGTATTTCGAAAGAACTCCAATCAGAACAGCGATGGAAGGTGATTTCGATACTGGAAACGTAAGATACAAAGCTAGAGAAAGATACAGATTCGGTGTATCTGACTACAGAGGTATCTTTGGTGTTGAAGGTTCATAATACTTAAGAAATTTGAGGCGGGACACAATCCCGCCTCATTCTAAAGATAGAAAGCATAATGACTACATTTCTAGTAAATATTTGGGCCTATGATCACCACACTAAATTTAGTGTAAAATGTGACAATAGCTCAACCTCACTAGAAAAAGCTGTACTTGACAAGTTAGGAGAAAAAAGTATAGTTTGGGAATATCTTGGAATATCTTATGATAACAAGATAAACAGAATAACCTATGAGGAGGTTATCGATGGAACATATGATGCAACACTTAAACGACCTTTATCAACAAAAGAGGGGTCTGGATCTACAGTGGGAGCAAGAGCATCTTAAAGAGGGTAGATATACTCTCAATATGGTCAAGATAGATCGAAAAGTTCGAGATGTCTTAAGCCACATCAAAATGGCAGAAGCTCAAAGAGAGCATCTGCGAAACAAAGTTGATGGTGCCGCTCCGCAAGTTTCCGTAGCTACTTAAACAAAAGGCTACATCGTTGGAAAAATTCCACTCCGCACTACAGGCTCTCTTGCACTCTACTAAAAACTAGTATATAAAAAACTTACTGTATATAATTAGTTTATGTAGACGCGTACAGTCGACAGCCTAGAGACTACATAAACAGAAACTAGGAGGATAATATCATGGCAAATACAACCTTTGACGGACCGGTAAGGTCAAAAAATGGTTTTCAATCAATTGGACCAGGAGCAGTCCCTGCATTAACTTTAGCAACTGATTTAACTGTTGCTGATCACGCAGGAAGACTTGTAACTATGGATCCTGCAGGCACACCAACTGCGATCACAATACCTGCAATCAATGCATCAGCTGATTCAGCTGTAGCAGGACCAGGAAGTGATCCAAATAACCCAAGCACAATTGGAACTACTTTTGAAATTCTTTTCACAGACGATTTCACTGGTACAATTAAAACAAAAGACACTAACGATAAATTTGTTGGTATGGTTACACTTGGAATTGATGCTTCAGTATCTGGAAAACAATTTGTTCCTGCAACAGCTAACAATGAAGTTAATCTAAATGGAGAAGCTGGTGCTGCTGTCGCAACAACAGGTGGTCTAAAAGGTTCTTACATTAAGTTTACTGCAGTTGCAGCAAACCTTTACTTTGTAGAGGGATTACTTAATTCTACTGGATCAATAGCAACACCTTTTGATACACAGTAATAAATAATTTTGTGGGCCTTCGGGCCCACATAAAATTTTAAGGAGAAAAAATGACAACATTTGGATCATCACAAGATGGAGTGGCGACTAACGTAACTACAGAGACTAAAACTATTCAGACTGGTAGAACTAGAGTGTACGGAGTGCATGTATCTGGTCCTAACGTAGCTGGTGTTTTAGATATTAAAGATGGCTCAACGTCTAAAGTAAAATTAAACAAGGCTGCTCATGTTCATGACATGACAATTAATTTTCCTGTACCAATTTTATTTAAGACTAATCTTAATACTGCTTTTACTACAGAACAGATTACAGCTATCACTGTGTTTCATAGTGGCGGAAATAACTCGTAGGAGGTTTACGTGGCTTTTTCAGGCACAAGCACATTCGAGAAATTTCTTTCGATCGACGATATTATAACTGAGTCTTTTGAAAGATTAGGATTCTTTGATTACTCTGGTAATGATTTAAGATCAGCTAGACGTTCTTTAAATATAATGTTTCAAGAATGGGACAACAGAGGTCTACATTTTTGGGAAGTAGCAAGAACTGCAATCACATTAGTCTCTGGTCAAAACGAATATCAAATTTTTAGATCACCATCTGATGGAAACGCAAACGGAATAACTACCACTTTATCATCAGGTATTACATCTACAGCTACAACTATCCCTGTTTCATCAACTAAAAACATGAACGACACAGGAAAAATTAGAATTAACTCTGAAGTAATTACTTATACA